CAAATATAAATTGCATTTCTACCTAGTTTACCACCCATGATCCGTGATCCGGCGGCCAGTCTTTGTGTACCAGCACTATTTTCAGCTGTTGGTGTGTAGTCTGTAATATCTTCTTGAGATGAGAATCTTATAAACATATCGTCTTGTGTTGTCTTATCACCAATAGTTGTTTCAGTACCAAAGAATACTAAGTGACGGTCGGGAGTAGAGACTAACATATCACGTGACGCTGTTGGTGCACCTGATATAATTGTAGCTCTTGTTGCTGTTGCATTAGCTGCATCACCATCCCACTGAAAACATTCTCCATTATGTATTAATGCTATTAATGTTGATCCTAAATTGTCCAAGGACCATAGACCAGGATCTGTTACTTTATCAGTGTTAGCTGCAGCTGATCCCCATCCAGTCCAGCTAGATGTATTAGTAACAGTATCTCCTCCGCTATGTGCAGCCCGAGTTGACCCTCTAGCCGCTCTAGTAATCCCTGTAAAACTTGTTGCTGTTACACCTGTGTAAGAAATTTCTTCACTACCTACTTGAAAATAATTGGTCCCTGAAGAAGGAAAACCTGTAGTACTTCCAACATTAACTGTAGTTCCTGATCCTCCTGTACCAAAAGCATTATCACCTAAACCAGGTGCTGTTAATGTAGTTGTTGTAGAACCTAATACTTTACCACCCCATAAAGATATACCAAAACCATAAGCTCCTATTTGTTCAGCGGGTCCTACATGGTAGTATTGATAATAAGTAATTCCTCCAGAAGTAGTTGCTCCACTTCCTGTCTCAACACTTGGCATTGTAATAGTGATAGTATCTGTAGTTGGTACACTGGTTACCATAAATTTTTTATCAGCAAAATCAGAAGCTCCAAAATTAGAGTTAGTAATAGCTGAAAATGTAGAAGCATCACCAAATAATATTATATCTCCTGCAACAAAATTATGTGCTCCACTAAAAGTAATTGTTACAGCTGTATCATTATTAGTTGTGCTAAATGCATTAGTGATAGCCGTACCTGATGGATTAGTTAAAGGGTGTATGTCGTAGTATACTCCTCCAGAGTATATATATAAAATTCTGTTTGTACCTATTGCTGCAAATTTAGTAGACTCTTTATTTACAAAGTGATGCAAACCTCTTGCAACACCTGTAAGTTTGGATTCACCTAATTGATTCCAACCACCTATCTTTTCAGGTGTACCATATCTAAAACGTACATTTTCACCGCCTGTCCATTGCGATTCTGCACCTGTAGATGTAACTTGTTTATTGAATCCGGGTAAAAAACCTAGTTTTTGTAACATATAAAATCCTGTTTATTAGGTGTTATATCAGATTATGAATGATTTCAATAGGTTTTAAGCAGAGGGAATCTGTGGTGGATCATCCCCCTGCAAGCCTAATGTATAGACTATTTTTTAGAATTAGTCAACTTAACACCTTTAAACCAAGCAGGTAAACCTATTAAAGGTCTTTTATCTAATGAGTTCTCTTTAGCATTTTTAGATCCTGCTCTGTTGTAGTGTAAAAAAACTTGTCCGCAATCTTTTCCCATAAACTCTTCTCGCCAATGCTCTAAATCACAACCAGAATATATTAACATATCTCCTGGTTTAAGATCTACTTTAATACCTGCTTGACCTTTTTTACCTGTTGGGTCAAGATATATAGGCCATGGATCACCTCCTAAATTTAATGTAGTAGATATTTCACAAGAGTATCTATCTTTGTGACGAGCTAAAACATCACCTTGTTTGTATATTCTTGCATATGAATATGTTTCAGATAATTTTAATCCTGTATGTTTTTCCATAACAGGTTTTACTTCTTGTAACAATGTTTCCATCGCAATATCTGCGTAATTTGAATATGTATTAGGAACTTGTTCGTCGTTCCATATCCCCCAATATTCTGTAAAAGGTGAAATATATTTTGAATCAAACAAAACTCTTGCAGCATTTCTTTTATTTAAAAAGTATTTGTATACAAAATCAGCTAACTCTTTTGAGATAGCTTCTTTTAAAATACTATATTTATTTTTATTAAACGACATCTAACACTCCTTTTGATATAGCTTGGCAGTTCCAATGTATAAATCTAAATGGTTCATATCCCATATCAACAGAATATTGATGAGGTATATACGATGGAAAAAACATAATTCTTCCTGGTTTAACGTGGTAATTAATCTTTGAAGATGCATGTGTTATTTTTGATTTATCTTTTTCTGGTAAAAGATTCATAACATTGCCAGGTCTTGGATCTTCAAATAATGGCATAGATGTAGCTTCACTTGCTTTTAAAAAATAAAATCCAGACATGTGCCCATTCCAATGTGTATGTAATGTGTGATGTCCTCCACCTTTTTTAGCAAACTCTTGAACCCACATTTCTGTAACAAATAAAGAATAATCTTTTAAATCAAAACCCATTTCATTTAATAAATTATAAGAAGTAGCTCCTATGTAGTCTTGTAAATCTTTAAATTTAGGATCATTTATTAGTGATGTTGAGTGAAACACATGACCCATATCTTCTTTGTTTCCAAATTTTTTATTTCTATCATCTATTGTTTCTTTTAAATTTTTCTTTGATAATTCAATATATTCATCAGATGCCTTGTTTAATTTATTTACAAACTTAGGTTGATCTGCCCACCATATAGGACATTTAAAATATTCTTCTAAATTTAATTTTTCTGGAAAAGTCATACTCATTTATACGGCCATCCTAAATTCCAAATAACTAAACTATTACGTTCTCCACTTTTTACTGGACAAACTCTATGCCATACAAAAGAAGGAAATACAACTAAAGACCCTTTTGGTAATATCTCTGTGCATTTTCTAATATTAGGTTTTTTATCAGGATCCATGTTTCTAAAATCAAATTCTAATTCACCACCTTTATATTCTTTTGGATCTGTTAAAGTCACTGTTACTGATAATTTTCTAATTTTACCATGCGATGGATCATTAGGATATTCTCTTACATAAGGTTTATCCCAACCATCACAATGCCAATCATAATATTGTCCTTTTTTATATTTAGTAAATTGACAAGATTCAGACCAGTCCCATTGAAAATTCCAACCTGCATCTGCATTTGCTTGATGAACATATGGCTGTATCTCTTTATAAATCCATCTATCGTTCATCCAAACAATATTAGAATTTCTTTTAATTTTTAAATTTTTTATTTGTTTTTGATTTAATTTTTTAGCATCATTACCATAACTGCCAGTCACACCTATTTGATCTTGAAGTTGACGACCATACTTTACAATGTCGTCACAAATACGTAAAGGTATTGCTGATTTAAAAAACCAATAATAATTTGTTAAATTCATATTCTTTCTTTAACCACCATAAAAATAATATATATCTTTTTAAAAAACTGTCAATGTTAAGGTTTTTAATTAGGCCATAAGCCTTGTTTAATTTTCTTAAATTGACTTTGAATAGACCACACACCAGTTGCTCTATTTAATTCTCTTACAATAACTACTCCTGAACCACCTGCTCCACCAGCTTTGTGAGTATTTCCTGCTCCACCTCCACCACCACCTTTATTAGCACAACCTGCTGCACCATTTCCTGCTGCTCCTGGTTCTCCGCCTACTCCACCAGCTCCTCCACCACCAGCTCCTCCTGGAACTGCTGCGGGTCCTGGATTACCAGCTCCACCTGAACCACCACCTGCATAAGTTACACAACTTCCTGTAATATCATTTGCTACTCCTGCTCCACCTTTTCCTCCTGTAGGTGTACATGATCCAGCTGCTCCTCCAGCTGCGTTTGCTCCGCCACCACCTCCACCACCAAAAGGACCAGAAGAGTTTCCACTCGCACCATTAGTTCCTTGTGCAGGACTTGATGGGGGTGTATTACCAGTTCCACCACCGCCAGATCCACCACCGCCACCACCAGATCCACCGTTTCCACCAGCTATATTAGATTTATATCTACCACCAGTTCCACCACCATTTGATGTGTATGTTGTGCATCCTATTGTGATTGCTGAATTACTTCCAGCGTTTGCATTAGTACAAGAAGGTCCTGGTCCACCAGATCCACCTCCTCCTACCGTAGCAGGATAAGGTGAGTTACCACAAATTGAAATACAAGTAAAAGATCTATATCCACCAGATCCACCGCCACCGCCACCACCGCCGGGTCCAGCTGATCCAGAACCACCACCTCCTCCACCTGCAACTACTAATATATTTGCAAATCTTGTTCCAGGTTGTGTGGTTAATGATCCTGTAGAAGTTTTGGATGTAACAGTGTTACCACCTGCGGAAGTTGCATTAGCTTTTCCAATTAATCCACCGTTTAATGTACCGCCGCCTCTAGGCATTTAGTGTCCTCCTATTCGGACACCCAAGCTGATCCATTCCAGTCATATACTGTTTTAGGATCCGCTGTGTCGTTTGATTTTGTTGCTTCCCAACCTTTGGTGTTGTCAGCTTGATATTTTGTATCGTTCCATGAAGTATTATATATGTAAACAATTGGATCTTGGCCATCATTTAAAATAGTTGGATAAGAAATTGGTGCTTGCCAATTATCATCTGCATCTAATACCCACGATTGATAAGGTTGTGGTGCTATAAATTTATCTTTTGTAGAATCATAAACATAATCCACACCTGCATATTGTTTTCTAAAGTTATGATTGTAAGAGGTTTGTTTCCAGCTTTCAGTTTTAAAAAAATTTATACACCATGTTTCTCCATCAACATGCATATCATTAGAACCTAATGGTCCTGCTGCTGTATCAATGTCATTACTTACAACAACCACTCTTTGTACTACTTGATGTGTATCAGATGTGAATCCCGTAGGATCTGTCATTTCTTTTAGTTCTGCAAAATGTGCCATTTTATTTTTCCTTAAAATATTTTATACCACTTTTATATTAAAATCCAGTCCATTCTCCTTGAAGAGAGAAATCGTATACTTCTTCTAAACTCCAAATTCCAGGAGCCGAAGCGGGTTCGCTAACAGCTGGTTCTTTAACAACAACTACACCAGATCCACCAGCTGCTCCTCGCATATCTGTTCCAGATGGACTTGGTGATCCGCCTGATCCTGCTGCACCAGCTCCACCACCCGTGTTAGCAGTACCTGCATTTCCTGGAGTTCCTCCAGTTTTGTTACCTGGTCCACCAGCACCGCCACCACCAGCACCTCCTGATCCTCCTGTACTAGTTGAACCTGGACCATAAGCGTTAGCAAAAGCTCCACCTCCACCACCACCAGCGTATGTAACAGCTGAACCTGTAATATCGTTTGGTGCACCTGCACCTCCATTTGCTCCAGGAGAAGATGGAAAAGTTCCTCCAGGGTGAGCTGATCCTGCAGCTGTTGCACCTCCACCACCTGATCCTCCAGAACCATTATTATCTGCTCCACCAGCATTACCTTGAGAGGGACTTACCGGTGGCGTATTTCCTGCTCCAGGTGAACCACTTGCATAAGATGTTCCACCACCAGAACCACCAGCTTGACCAGCAGCGTTTTGTCTACCTGCTCCTCCTCCTGCTGCTGTTAAACAAAATGCAGATGAATTACTTCCATTAGCACTACTATTAGTTGGGGGATTAGCACTACTTCCTGCACCAGCACCACCAGCTCCTACAGTTATAGTATAACTTGTATCTTTTGTAACTGGAACAGCAGAACCTCTAAGTGGACTAGGTCCAAAACCTGATGCACGATAACCTCCGGCACCGCCACCTCCTCCAGCTACAGTACATCCTCCACCTCCAGCAGAACCTCCTCCACCACCAACGATTAAATAATCAACGTTACCTGTTCCTTGTGCTGTGAGAGTTCCTGATGAAGTAAAAGAAGTTACTTTTGCTGACAGATTGACTGCAGCATTGACTGTATTAACTGGTCCAATTACTCCGCCGTTTCCTTGCGCCATAATTTAAACCTCCTAAGCGTCGTCTAATACTTCATATGAAATGAATAAGTCCAGATCAGATGAAGCACTAGCTCCACCTTTAAGTATGTCTGATTCTCTTAAATAAATTGGTGTGTCCACTAATACTAACGTTGCGTCAGCAGGGACCGAAACTGTTTTTGCTAAATAAACATCAGCAGCACCACTTGCTACTGTACCACCAGATGATGTTTGCGCACCCGTATCCACATAAACTGTAACATCCGCAGCAGATGATCCATCTACGTTTGCAACTGTCATTCTATTAATTTTAATTAGTTTGTCTGCTGAAACTGTAAACAAAGTTGTACTTACCGTGTTTGTTAAATTCCATCCTACGGATTCACCGTAGATACTTGATACTGCTACTATATTTGGGTTTGCCATAATTTAATTCC